TGACCACTGGTTCCTGAAGATCCACTACTACCCGCTAATCCTGATGTGCCTGAGGTTCCCGATGACCCTGACGATCCTGCAACTCCGCTCGTTCCTGAACTACCTGATGTTCCTGAAGAACCTGAACTTCCGTCTGAACCTGATGATCCCATACTACCGCTCGTACCTGAAGATCCTGATGATCCACTCGTCCCTGAACTACCACTAGTTCCTGCAACTCCGCTCGTACCTGATGATCCACTACTACCGCTCGTACCTGAAGATCCTGATAATCCACTGGTTCCCGATGAACCACTTGTTCCACTGCTTCCTGAACTTCCAGATGTTCCGCTTGATCCCGATGATCCACTGACACCACTTGATCCTGATGACCCTGATGTGCCTGATGAACCACTACTACCTGCAGTACCAGATGTACCAACTAAAGTTTCCTTGGTGACTTTATAAGTTGTAGTTTCACCTGAGTCGTTCATAACTAAATATACACCAGTAGTATTTCCTGTATATTGGGGTAATTGTGATATTTTAATGTTTGCCATATACTATTAAATATAAAAAATTGTTAAAAGATTTTTAGAACTCATAAGTTAAAATTAAATCATTTTCAGTTAATATGAATTCATTAGATTCGGTTAATAAACCTTCATCACAAATTGGTATCTCTCCATCACTAATAAATATATAATTAGAATTAGTTTCATTTGTGGATATATATTGGTAATAAGGATCAACAGCACAAAACTCTTCTATTGTTGCTCTACCTTCGGCTACTTTATTATAAGACAATAATGGATCCAAGTTCGTTGGAGACAATTGTTCATAAATTGAATAATAATATTGACCTTCATATGGAAACGTGACTCTTGGTGGAACCAAACTTAAATCCTCATTTTGACTTTCTAAAAATCTAAATTCATCAAATCTATCTTGATGAGTAGATATATTTTGTGGTATAAATCTAATTGTTTCTTTAGACAAAATATGCGTAAAAGAAAATAGATAAGTCGGGTTTGGTAATGTTTTATTCAAACTTACCGAAACAACTAAATCATTTATTATTCCTTGTTTTATTAAAAACATACATTAATTTTTTGAATAATATAAATCATAATCTAATTGTTAGTTCCAAGTTGCACCTACCAATGTATTTAGAGTACCACTACCATTTACAGTAACTGAAGTAGTTCCTGAACCAATATATAATTCACTACCAGCAGTTGCAACACCATTAGCCTCCATTTGGAAATCATAATCTTCCGTCACGTTCGTCCAAGTAGCAGTGGTAGTTCCCTGTTTTCTTGAGTCAAGTGCTATTAAATGATTTCTACCAGTATTTAAGTTTAATGATATAGTATTACTTAAAGCACTACCCAATACATTTGCAAAATCTGTGTCAAATGCGGTGTCTGAAATATTATTAGTCAATCTCCATACCGATATAGAACAGAACTGAATTGTATTTGTAAATGGAACCACAATGTTAGCAGAAGTTCCGCCTGTCATTCTGTATGAAAAAAGTCCTGACATAAATCTTACTGCAGAACCACCTTGTAATGCAGATGCCTTAACAACCTCAGTCATAGTAAAACCACTAATTGTTGGGGTTCCTAAAGTCTGTGATCCTGGATCATCAAATGCGTGAACACCCACAATAATTAAACCAGGTCCCCCATAATTGACCGCACTAAAAGTATAAGTAGCACGATCGACTGAATCCTGAGCATAAATAATATAGTCCAAATCAGATAATGGTGCTGAACTCGGAGTTGGTGTTGGAGTGCTGGTTTCTGTTGGTGTTATAGTAGGTGTATTGGTAGGTGTTATTGTAGGTGTAGGAGTAGGAGTGGTAGTTTGTGTTGCTGTTATAGTTGGCGTTGGTGTATTTGAAGGACTTACAACCGGTGTTGTTGGTTCTCCTCCACCTACAACGAATATTTCTTTACCTAAATAATCTTGTGAATTATATGGTTTCATTTTTTTATTTAACAACTCACGTCTTTCATCTGTACTCAGATTAGGTACAGATTTGAAAGCTTGGTTTACATACCTTTTACGTTTTCCCAAAGGTCCCCAAGTGAAAGAAGGGTCTTGCCCGGCAGGTATTGGTCTGATTGACATATAGTTATTTTATTTAGAAAGGCTTAAAAAATGAGGAGTATATTATATACTCCCCATTAGTGTTAAGAATTACGCATTGATAGTTAGACCAGTTACGACCTGAGATAATGTATCTCCAAGTGTAGTAATTGGATATTTACTAAAGAATGATAATGTTATAGAATATTGGTTAGCATCTCCGAATGCTGTACCAGAAACTCCACTTCCCGCTGACAGGTATCCTCCATCAAAATCTCCACCTAAGTACCAAATAGTGCCATTATTGTCCTCCACAAATGCGTGTAATCCACGATTTTGAGCCATCAATTTAACTTGATTTCTCTTATCCTGGTCCATTTTATGGAAGTTCAAAACAACATCTTGTTGGTAAAATAGTGTACCGTTTTCTAATGAAGAGTTAATTGTTTCTGTCAAACTTGAAGTTTGCTTTTGTACCTCGTATGTATAAATATTACCAGTTCCGGTAATACCTGTGATTTCTTGTGTGCCGTTATATGTCACCCCAGTGATTTCACCTGCCACGAGATATGCTACTTTTATACCACCTACGTTAGACGCACAGCCTAGGTTAAGTGATGCTGTTTGATAACAACTTGAATAACTCATTTATTTAATTTTTTAGAAAGGTTTATTATGCAAGTCCGTTGCTAGCCCAGTTGTCTGGAAAAGGTATTTGAGCTCCAATTTTGAAGTTAGCTCTTACACGTACTTCGTCATTATCCTTTGAATAAAACATTTCTAATTTTTCTGAGTCATCCATTAAATCTGTTCCAACAATCAATTGTGATGTTTTACCACATACAATCTGATTTTTACCACTTAATCCTGGAATACCAACTACTCTGATGTTTGTACCAGGGTGGAAAGTAATAAATTCGGTTCCAGCTTCTTCAGGTGAATAGTGGAAGTAGTTTGCGTTTCTTAGGTTTACTACATATTTTCTGTAGTTTGCCATAGACATCATTACTACCAAATCATCGTCTTCTTGTACTTTGTCTGGTAATGTTTGGATAACTTCGTCAACTGCTGCAAGCATAGTTGAATTAGTCAAACCTGTAATAGGAGATGAAACAATGTTAACTCCAGTATTACCACTTATGTTGTTAAACATATAATAGAATCCAGTGAAACAATCTGTTCCTCCAGATGCTGATGGTAATGCTGTCCATAGTGTATCTTCTACAAACTTTTGAATTTGCTTAACCTTAAGATCAGCAATTTGTTGTTCGAATGGAACTGTTTCATTATAAGAACCTGCGTTCAAGAATTGTCCAGCCCAATAATCATTTAAGTCTCTTGGACAAAGAGCTTCATTCACTTTGTAATCACAAACTGTGATATCTCTTTGAGTGAAAGTTGTGGTACCGGAAGCGTTCCATCCGCAAGAACCGTCTTGTACATTCAAAGTTGAAGTCAATAGGTTAATAGCTTGAGTACCTTTAATACCACTTTGTACATAACCAATTTCAGCAGTCTTAGCTTTCACGATTGCTTCAGCCAATAACAAACCTCCAACTTCGTCAGTATAAGTAGCTAGACCTGATAGGTCAAATGAAAAGTTATACTTTTTAGTATTCATAATTTTATTTTGTTAATTTTTTTAATTTTGTAAACATCTCAAGCTTATTTGAAAGAGTGTTTACGTTATTTAATTCAAACCCTTTTTTGGTGTAAATCTTTTCTCCTGCAGGTTCTGCAGAAAACTTTGAGAATTTTTGTTCTAATGAATCGTGATTAGATTTTAGTGATGAAAAATCTGTACTCAGTTTTTCCATACCTATAACTAATTGAGACAGTACTTCATATACTTGTTTCATATCCATTGAACCTTCTTTTTCTCCATCTGGTTTTGAGATGCCAGTAATCTTTCCGTCGCCATCAACTACGACTACGATACCACTTTCGGTAGTATGTTCGCCTTCGGGTGCTGGTACTTTATCACCTTCTTCAGTGATAACAAAAAGAGCTTGACCAACCTCAAAATCAGTATCCAAGTCGTTAGTCACTTTGGTTCCATCAACTAATGTTGCTTCTACCATTTTTTCTTCAGCGATTTCTTCGATTTTGTCTTCCATTTTTTCAGTTAGTAATTCTTTAATCATACCATCTTTAACCTTAACGATCATACCATTATCTAGTTCATATTCACCTTCTGGTGCTGGTAATTCACCTTCTGGAGTAATAACATAAATTGGTGATTCCAATTCCATCATTTCCTTTTCGGTTTTTAGCTCAACACCTTCTTTGGTTTTGTATGCTCCAAAGTAGTATTTTAATCCTAAAAGATTAGCAATTCTATTTTTGATTTCTTGTTTATTCATAATAAAGATATTTAATACTTTATATTGTTAAATATAAGTTTTTCCTGAAAAATACCCTCTACTGAAAAACCATTATATTTACCTTTTTTTATATCTTCCCAAAGTTCATTTGAATCTACTTTCATTTTGATCATCCAAGTTCCTTTGGGTAATGAGAATCCTAAACTTTTACTTTTGTCATTTAATGGATCTTCAATTATCCAACTTTCTGATACAAAGGTTTTAGCTTTAATTGATGTATGATCAAGATTAGTAGAATCCAATAATTTATCTTTCATAAACTTTTCGGAAAGTGTTTTTATAGTATCCTCAGAAAAGTATACGTAAAACATTTCTCCAGTCATTGAGTCTCTACGTATAATCATTTTATTTGGTATTAATGCAGCACCTATAACTTCTTTCTTTTCTTCATCATATGAAAACTCTTGTTTTGAGTTTTCTATTTTAACACAATTAGGTACCTGTTTACCATTTTTATCTTTTAATCCAATCGCCTCATATCCTGGCCAGCAAGCGTCCTCTAATCCTAATACTTCTTGACTTACTGTTTGTCCTGAAACTTGATTAACATAAACAGGAGTTTGTACATCTATATTCATACATCCACAAGAATTATTACCTGATCCAATACCCGATATTGATGATTCCATTTCTTCACGTATTTGATCTAATTTCCTTTGTGCCCAGGCAACACCTTCATCTCCTCCCCAACCTAACCAGGCTACATAACCTGCGTCTTTCCAAGGGGTACCCTTAAAGTCACTATTTATTTCTGCGTTTTTTCTATGTCTTTCAAATGATGCCATTCTAGCAATTGTTTCCTCAGATATGTTTTCATTTTTACAAAGTTGGTTTGCTCTAGCAAGACCTACTTGTGTCATACCTTGTACTTCTTCACGACCGTGTTCATCTATCCACCTTAATACTTTACAGGCATTTTCAGATGCTGCCTTTGGGTAATCATTATAACTTTCAAAATTATGTTCCTCACAGGGCATATAACCAATTGTTCCATTTTCTAATGTATGTGTATGATATCCTTTACATCCAATATACTGTGCCATTTTCTCTGCTTGTTCAATATTATCAAAAAGTGGTATATCATCTATAATGTCCAAAACTTTTAATACTACTGAAGTACTTTCATTTTTACTTGCTTGTGATTCCGCTGTTTTACTAGTCATAGTTGATTCCTGTGGTATTGCTTGTACATCTGCCAATCCTTTTCTTCTTTTAGCATTGTTAATTATTTCAGTTTTTGGTTCATAATATAAGGCTACCCATTGGTGTCTACAATTATAAGATCCACGATATTGAAAAATATTATAGTACCCAAATTCATTATTAGATTGTTTTTCTGTCATTTCTTGAATATCTTCAATTCTAAATATTTTATTTGCTTCCATCATTGCTCCACAAAATCTTCGATTTTTAGTATCTTTGGGACCAACATATTTGTATCTCTTTTTTCTAGAACCTAATGAATCTTCACTAGATTTAGTATTTGGTGTTGAGTAGATATTAACCCCATTAACATTAAATTCCTTAAAAAATTCAGTCATTGTTAATGGTTCTACACCAACTAAAACATATCCTTCATCTAAAAGATCTTTTTCATTCTGTCCACGTTGAGAAATCAGTTTAACCAATTCAATTTGTTGTTCTTCGGTTAATATTTGATCCAATACCAAAAAAGGATCAATAGTTTTCTCAAACATTTGCCAGTTTGATTCGTGTGCTGGTTTATCTACTAATGCTATACCTTCAATACCAAGGTCTACATTATTAAAATCTGTAATAAGTAATTCTATTATCTTCATTTGTTTTTATATTGTTGAACGAGAAACTATTTTTCTATCAAATTCTTGTTGGTTTGATATTTCACTAGATACTACGTATGTTTTTATTGGACCTGTCATTGTATTAACAAGATTGCCCATCATTGAAAGTTGTGCTCGACTATTGGCGTCATTATTATTTGTTCCATTAAACCTTGCACCTCCACCAATTTGGTTGATACTAGATAAAAGTGGAGCAAACATTGATGTTGATCTAGCATTTATAACCGATTCGCCCGGGGTTAATAATGTTGATACAGAATCACCCGCTCCTGTTCCACCAACCATACCGCCAGCGTTTAATTTTTGCTCTTTTGGGTTTGGTACATTAGTACTTATACCTGCTATTTTTAGAGCTTGTTTTGCTCCAGCAGCTACTACAATTGCTGCCGCTAATCCACCTAATATTTGACCAAGGGGAGGAGGTATTGCTCCTTGAATCTTATTAAACATATCGGATGCTGCCATATATGTGTTAATACCTGTCATAGCGATTGCCGCCGCTTTACCAATTGCCGTTTCCTCACCAGCCAAACTAGCTATAGCACCTAAAACCCCGTTTAATAACTCTAACTTGGCACGTTGTTCGGCTCGGTCAATTTCATTTCTCTTCTTTGCGTATTTATCCTTGATAAGAGTTTGTGCAGCTTCATTACCGTCATACATTAACAATTCCTTAGCCAGGTTTGTTTCCAACATTTGTCGTTGAATATCAAATTGCTCCATTGACCCTTCAATTGATGCTTCAAAATTCAATTGTTCAATTTTTGAACGTTCATCAAATTCTTTAAATGCTTTATCTCTGGCCTGTTGTAGTTCCTTTGCATCCTGGTCTTGATTTATTGAATCTCGTTTTACGTTGTATGCTTTTTGAGCGTCAAGTTTTAACTGGGTTTTTTGTTCCTCAGTTATTTTTAAAGAATCAATTTCTTTAATTTGCGCGTCAAGTCTTGATTGTATTTCACTTAATAATCTTTCACGTTCTGTTTCAACTGCTTTATCAGCGAATTCGGTTCTTAATTTGTCAATTGTGTCCTGAATTGCTTTTTCTTGTGCCTTTTGTTTTTCGTCTGCTGTTTGTTTTATTTTTGCAATATCGTTTTGAGTTTTTTGCTCAAGTTTTACTCTTAGTTCTGATTTTTTTGTTTCCGATACCGCTAATGCGTTTATAGTTTCTAATTCTTTATTTTTAGCAATCTCAAGTGATTTGAGTGCTTTTTCTTGTTCGTCAGTTATGAGTTCAAGATTTAATTGTCGTTCGTAGTCCGCAGCTTCTTTTACCTTTTGTTGTTTTTCTTTTTGTTTTGCAGCAGCATCCTCTGCACGTTTTTTACGTTCATCATCCAAAGCTTTTTCATCAGCAGCTGCTTCCTTAACCAGTGCAGCCTCGGCCTTAATATTTTTTCTACGTGTAGCTGCTTGAGATTGTTGAGTATTGTATAAACTTATTAATGCCTGTTCCTCAGCATCGTTTAATTCTTTACTAGCTCCCTTGAGTTTAATTTCTGCTCGAATATTAGCAAGTCGTTGTTCATTTAATTTAACTTCCTTAGCCGCTAAACTTTCTTCACTTTTTTGTACCTGTTTTAGAGCTTTTTGTCTATCCTCTAAAGATACATTGGTGTCAGCAAGAATCTCTCTTGCCTCTGTCAGTTCTTTGTTTTGTTTAGCTCTTTCAACTGCTAAATCACCTTCAGCCTCCTCAACCTGATTTATAGATTTCGCGAGAGCCATAGAATCTCTACTTGCTTTTGCGAAAGAGTCAAACCCTAATGCCTCTAATCCATTTTGTAAAGCAGTAATTCCTGCTAAAACACCATCTACCAATACTAAAGCAACATTTTGTAAAAGTGTTATTATAGGGGATAATAAACCTGATAAAGCACCCATAACTGCATTTAAGGCGAACATTCCTTTTTCTGTCGATGTTAATGCCTTATATAGTGTTGTAAATATAATTGCTATTCCTGCTATTGCCGCCCCAATAGGGTTAGCAATCAATGCCATAAATGCTTTGCCGAGACCTAATACCGATTGACTTGCAGCACCTACAGGACCAGGTATTGCAGATAGCTTTTCACTCAAAGACATTTGAGATTGAGTAGCTTGATCAAGTGCCTTTTTAGAATTTTTTAAGTCTTGATTATATTCTTTCCAGGTTTCAGATCCTAAATCAGTATTATCTAATTGTTCTTGTAGATCTTTAACACTTTGGTTTATTTCTTTTATTGTGGTAGCAGTTTGCGTGACTACCTTATCGTCTTTGGTGACGAATTTCAATGTAAAACTTAATTCTTCATTTGCCATATATTCTTAAATATAAATTGTTGTAAAAATATTTTATCCCGGTTCCGATGAAGGTAATGGTGGAGTAGGTGTTTTGGTCGGAGTCGGTGTTGGTGTTGGTGTTAAAAAACAAGGTGAACCTTGTGTTATACTGACATTCACATCCATAGTTGATACAGAATTATAACAAGCACAAATTAGTATTTCTTCAAGCACTCCAATTGTATATGTAGTACCACTAGAATCACAACCATCTTGACATAAAACAGCGGTATAATCACCAGTTAAAGTAGGACTTGAATTAGAAATTGTATATTCCACACATTCAGCCGGAGCAGATGTCGGTGAAGGTGTTATTGTTGGGCTAACAGATAAACTAATCGTTGGGGTTAAAGTTGGTGTTTTCGTCGGTGTTAACGTTGGAGTTTTAGTTGGCGTTGGAGTCACACAAGGACCCAAATCTTCAATTGTTGTTCCAGGAGCATTTACTGAATCTTCACAAGCACATATTTGGACTTGTTCATCTATTGGCACTAATATATCATCAAGTATTAAAGTATTACAATCTATATATTCTGCTAATACAGGTTCAAAAGCGTTTCCTGTGATTCTATACGTAGTACAATTACAAGGAGCCATACTAGGTGTCGGTGTAGGTGTTTTAGTTTTAGTAGGAGTTATAGTAGGTGTGCTTGTTTTAGTAGGAGTTATAGTAGGTGTGCTTGTTTTAGTAGGAGTTATAGTAGGTGTGATTGTCGGAGTGCTTGTTGGCGATGGACTTGGTTCAGGTGTTGGAACGCCACATTGTAATTCATTATAAACATTTGCCATATTCGATATTAAAACTGTAGTACTACCTGTTGTGGTTCCTGTACATTGGGCACAATTATCAAATATTACAGGTCCATAATCTTTATCTAAACCACTTTCAGCATAGTAATAAAAATTATTAACTCTTGAATATGTATAACCTGTATTAAAACTTGAATTTTGTATTTCATAACATTTACCGTCATCAAGTTTTATGTATTTATCAACATAAGCATATATTGTTGAGTTCAAATCAGTATTAGTATATTTTGTAGTACCAGAAGTGCAAGGCACTAATTGGTAATATCTAATTCTATGAGGTCTATAATCTTGTGTTATTTTTAAGAACTCACATTTGGCCATTCCGGGTTTTAATAAAGAATATTCAATTTTATTTAATCTCCAATATGCACCATCTATATATATTTTTTCATTATAATCTAACGTTGATATTTCATATGGTTCAAGATATACTGATGCCCTCATTAATCTATTTGATGAACTTACTAGATCATTTATGTAATCCGAGTAATATATATCGTATAAATCTTCATAACAAGTTAAATCTTCTTCTTTGGGATCATAAACATCCAATTTTTGGAAGTTAGTACTATGTGTAAATGCACTGACTCCGAATGGATATGTATTATATCTGTTATTATTAGGATACATCTGGATGTTTTCAATTACACCTCCAGTAGTTTCTATATTCCAACTTAAAAAAGTAGCACCCGTTGAGTTAAAATTACCTAGATATTTAGTAGGTATATTGAGACCACGATACATTAATTGTGGTTTTATTTCAAATGGTCTGAAGAATTGAAAGTTTTGACCTTCTATGTCTTCGTTTTCAATTATGTAATGGCTTGCGATAGTTGGAAAAAATTCAATACCAGGCACACTTAATGTATAATCAACTTGAGAGGCAAAAATAGTGTCAATGTTGATTTTAGCATTTTTGTAATCTTGATCCAGTTGAACATTTTGTAAACCAAAGTTTCTTGCTTCCAAATTCTTAAAGTTTTGAGACGCAACATCTCCGTCTTCCAATAAATTCATACCTAACTCACCATCGATATAATTATTTACAGGTGCTATTGATATTGTGGAATTATAGTCAACTTTATTTGTCCAATCTAAAGTTGGACCAGTATTAAAATAATCAATTATTGGTTCTACTTTTAATTTATTTGGATACTCAAAATCTGGTATAACAACTAAATTGAATAGTTTATTTA